GACCATTGCAATACCAAATGTTTGCTTGCAACTCGCCTTCATCTTCAAGTTCTGGAGGGATGTTAATGTCGTTCTCAATCAACAGATCAATATCTACACTGCCCCAATACTCAAGAACTTCAAAGCGATCAATGCCAAAGTTGGGAGTGAAGTCTTTAAGATCATCTTCCCAATACTTCTTAACATATCCTTCACCCTCTTCAATGATTTGATCAATTACATTTGCACGGAAATAAGGACGGCGTTTCAGAGCACGAAGCTGTGAGCGACTTAGCTTATGACGTTCAATAATGTATTGACACTCATCTGTATTGTTTGCATCAGGATCCCAATAGAAATTCCAAATGGAAACATGAGAAGCTTCAGGTACAGTTTTAATTAGTGGATTATATTTACCGTCCTCATTCCAGTTTGGATATTCCTTATTGGTAGCGAATGGGCCTTTCATTACCCCTGTGCCAAACAAGGCCATTTCAAAAGCAACAGAACGAAGATGCTTAGTGGCATTACTCTCGTCAAGTTGATCGTGAATCTTCTTCTCCATCTTCTTAGCCGCAACCATTGCTGGGCTAAACGTAATAGAGGTAGGAGTGACACCAACGCCGGGCTTGAGATTTGGGATGTCTTTCAAATCATCCTTCATCGCTCCGAGCATTTCCTCTAGCGTGTCAAGGGTGAAGTCGGCTGTGATACCTGCCGAACCTTGCTCACCAAAGGGAATGCTCATCTTAGGTTTAGATGGTGTAGTATCTTTAGGATCGAAGTGAACATCAGCGATGACACCATCAGGCAAGGTAGATGGGTCAATGCTAATTGGGAATTTGTTGTTTGATAACAACACATCCGTAATCTGACCATATGCTGCAAGTGTTTTAGTTTTAGTAACTTTAATAAACACACGCGACTTCTCAGTTGTCGTAAACTGTACGTCTGGGCCGTAGATGCCGCGATAGTTTCGATAGGCGCGGAGCCAACGAGTTTCATCAGAGCGACGACTTTCTTCAGCGCGTGTATATCGAGACTCAACAAATGTTAAAAGCGAGTTGCCAACAAAGCCTTGTTCGTCTAGTGATTTAACATCAGCAAGTGCTAGTGTTTTATCTTGTGTATATTGTGTTTGTTTAGTTGCCATAATATTCCTTAATAGCCGAAGACACTATCTGCCATCGGCATGCCAATTGTTCTTGAAGTAGCTGGGTTATAGTCGAATAAGCTACTCTTAGGTCTACTCATAATGCCATATCGTATAGCATCATAGAGGTGATCTTCTGATTTGGTATCAATATCTTCAGGGTTACGTTTGTCTAATGGGATAATGGGTAGTTGAGCAATGATATTAACACAATTGCTTGTTATAACCATCTTAGGCATTTCTGTAAACGGATCTAGCTGCAAGCGTCTATGGAGTTGCTGCTTACCAGCCATCCTACTACCAGCGCTTCTATCAGCAGGACGCCAGCGACACCCTTCCAAGATCATCTGCTCAGCAATTGAGGGGCCATTGTCACCACGCTTAGCCCAGCAGCTACTATCTAGTACACCATACCTGACAACGCCATCATTAACCTCTGCTCTAGTAATCATATGCGCCAAATCTATAGCTAAAACTTTAGATACATACAATTCTCTGTAGATTACCAGTTGGTCACTTGGTGAAACAGCAAACCATACAATTGCGCTGTAGCTGCCATAGCCATAATCACCTGATCTAAACTTAGTCCAGTTAGTAGGAATGTCAAACGGTTCAATAACATGAATAGCCCTGTTAAATTCTGGAAAAGCTGCTCCTTCTGCAACGTCCCAATTACCTTCAAGCAATTGTTTACGCTGATGTTCAGGAAGAGACAGCAACATTGTTTCATAATCACCAGACTGTGCCAAGTATGGGTTATCTGTCAGCATAGCAGGGATAAACTTACGCTTAAACAGAGGTTGTCCTTCACGACTATGACCTTTTGGGTACATCATCGTAGAACCAGTCTCAATGTCGGTAGCATTGAAAGACTTTCCAGCTGGGGCTGGATCAATAAACATCTTCTTCACCCAAGCATGACCCGGCCCACCCGGATTTGTCGTAGCTCTCATGAAAATTGGTAGGTCTGCGGCAGGTGTACGTAGGCGAGAACGCATATAGTTCCACGCAAACGGTGTATGCCACTGTGTAAGCTCATCAAAACCAATCCAGCTGAAGGCCAAACCTTGATAACGAAGCACATCCTCGTCTCTATCTAGGTATGACATCCACAAACGAGCACCAGAGGGCGCTTGCCACTGCATCTTTCGCTCACTCCACTTAATTCCGGGGTAAATCTTAGGATACATCTCCTGAGATTTCCAAATAAGTTCACGAAGTTCCTCTGTTGTATGACGCAGCAACAGTCCAGAAAACTGCGGATGCCCCATATAACGCAAAGGGTCAGCTAACATGGCATAACTCTTACCACCACCAGCTGCACCACCATACAAAACCTCTCGCTGATTGGCAGCAAGGAAGAATGTTTGAGGCCCAGCATTGGGTTTAAAGATTATGTTTTCTTGTTCAGGCTGGGACAACTCCAAGATCGGAGTCAAAGGTGTTTCTGAGCTTTCGATATTTATCACTGGCGAAGAAACTGTCTTCTTCTTTGACACCGATACGCTTTTCGTACTCTTCGGCTTTGCGGAGCGCTTCTTCGTACCGCTTGGTAAGGACGCGATAAGTTGAAGATTTTCTTTTGCGGGACTGCTCATGTTTAATTCGTTTTGATAAGCCTACGTGTGAGATAGACCTACCTGTTAATGTGGTCAACCATGCAGCAACTTCACGTAATGAATATTGCTTCAAATGCTTCTTAGCTTTTTCAAGAGCCTCAAGCTCTAACGGAATGGGATCAAGCCAACCCTCTTGTTCACCTTCTTTATAACCAAAGGGAACAACCCTACCAAACTTTGGAATTGATACAAAGGTTGTAGAGTCTTCAGGCTGTGGCATGATCCACTTACCAAGTCCATCAAACTCTGACATTAATCTTCCTCACGATCCTTAGCTGGCAAAATCATCACACCATTGGTTGCTTCAACTTGAATCTTATCTGTCTTACCAAAGCCAGCACGATCAAGGAAGTCCTTAGCAGCACTTAGCTTTTCTTTCAAGCCAAGTGATGTAGGGTCATTCAAAGCACCAACAACAGCGATGGCAGCTTTAGGTGCATTCATTGCAATGTATAGCTGTGTAGCCTCGTTAATCTCTTCCTTGAGATAGTTGGTCAGTAGGCGTGTACTGTAGCCGGGAGAGAAGCCAGCAGCAAGTTTGGCAGCATTAATGTTACCGCCTGCTTCGTCAAACAAAATCTCAAGAAATCGTTTATGTTGTTCTGTAAGTTCTTTAGCCATTATAGTTTTCCTTTTTAATATACGACAGAATATTCTTCTTGAACTTTAACAGATATTGTAATGGCAGAATTAGCACTGGCATAGCCACTAATAATATCATTAGCCTGTAATGTAAAAGCATGTGTAAGTTGAACAACACTGCGACCATACATTGGAACTTGTTCAGTAATTGAATATGTTGTAGCCAATACAGCATCTGTCCATGTCAGTGTAACTGTGACAGTTGAGGCAGAAGCATTAGAAATTACAATGCTCGTAACCTCTGTAATATATCTTACAGGAACAGTGTAAATTGTTGCGTTAGATGTGGACAGCAACTTCCCTAGTGTTCTATTTTTAGTTGCCATAATTATTGAGTTGTAAGATCGTAGAAGCTAATGGCGCCCCAAGCATCACCGGATGGTGTTGCATCAAGTGTGCGAATGGCTAGCGTGTAAACGTCACTGACGCCAGCGATGGTCGAGCCCAATTGTAAGTCCCAGTTGTACCCAACATCGACTCGGGCCGCACTTTTGTTTTGCGAGGTGGCAGATACGTACTCTTGATCTACAACCACCCCACTTGTAAGCGCCGTGGCCGTCTGATCAAACTGGACGTTGGTGCTGACTGTGGTTGCCCATGATGCGCCGGTCAAGGTGGCATTTTTAAGGATAACAACCTCATAGTTTTGCGTGACTGTAGGAAAAGCCTGACCCTTGGTCACCAATACAACAGCCCCAGAACGACCTGTTGCAAGCCGGATAGAAACAAGCGGAATAAAGGTTGTGCTGAACGTGGAGCGTTCCGTACTCCGGCTTGCCGTGTAGTTTGCTGATTGCGCGTTATACCCGCCCTCCGACATGACCGATGAGCAAATCTGCTTGAGCGTAGCAGCCACTGCCGAGGTTGACGTAATCTCATAGCGAATCGGCAAAATAGCCGTAGTCATGTATGTAGCGGTGATGCTATTGGCA